CAAATACTCGACTGCAGCAACATACGAGTATAACGTTCCGCAGTTGGCCGCGCCTGAGCTTGTAGTAAAAAGCCAGTTAGGGGGATTCAATCTTTACTTCTCAACTAAGCCCGCACAAGCATATGCAATCAGATGCCACGTGATCGGAGATGAACGCACCGATGATTTTGAAACTACTAGCACCATGCTGACATATTCGAACTCTGCCGGAATATACCGGATACGTTGCTCGTTTGTTGATGTGTTCGGAGATGGATTCGTTAACGAGAAGCAAGTCGTGATTAAGACACAAATTGATGCGAGCTTGCTAGACCTTGAGTCTCTCGGGTTGAATAAAGTTGATGAACGAATTAAGGAACTTGATAAGAAATTCAATACGAATTCTGAAGAGACCACTAGAAGAATTACGAATTTGGCGTCACATACGGAATCTCGCATTACTGAGTTAGCTGGTAGCATCGATTTACAAGTTAAAAAAAGTATTGGCGAGATTGATGGTGGTGAGTTGGTGTCTCGCATTAACCTCAGTCAGTCCGGTGTATACATTGCGGGGAAATTAATTCACATCACTGGAGCAACTAAGTTCGATGATAATGTCATTGTTAATAAGATGATTCAGGCCAACGCAGTCACTGCCGATAAATTACATGTTGAAAATTTAGCGGCGGTGTCCAGTACAATTGGGTTACTTCGTTCGAGAGAGACCGGTGCTCGTGTTGAGATTCAAGATAATCTTATTACAGGTTTTGATGATGATAATAACCCTCGGATTAAGCTTGGGTGCTGGTAGGAGGTATTATGGAACCGCATGTATTAGCTTATGATGCTAACGGCAATATCATACTAAATCTCAAGGAAAGACTCACGCGTATCGAGGGGCGGATGTATGTATCTGACATCCCAAATCGGCGCGAACAAATTACTGTGAATGGATTGCAGCCTGGGCAGCATGTCTGGGTCGCAGCCATGGGACAGTACTTAGTGGCAGAGGTTAGGGGCAATGTCATAACATATTATTTTGCAGTGTCCCAGGATGAATATAATATCAATCGTCAATTTAAGGATCTTACATACGAAGGGTGGCTGGCGTATGGAATTTATTAACATCCAGAATAAAGAAGGTGTCACGATTATAAACGATACCTATGATAATCTAGTATATCTTAGCTTTCCTAAACAAAAAGATGCAGTTCTTTACACTGGGGCAATGAGGGGGATAACGCCAACGGTTCAAATCCCGCTCAAGCCTGTAGCTTACACACCTATGCTGGTGCCTACAAATAAATACCAATATGGATATAATGCGGGGGATGCTAATGTAATCCAGGTCTTTTATGTCACTAATTACGCATATCATGGTGATGCACCTCTTATAGCAGTATCAGTTCCACAAGGATATGAATTTGCGGCTCAATGGGTTCATAAACGTCGTGAACGATTAATGGTGCTGGTAGTGGATGTGATTAAACCAGGCGAAAAGGTAACGCAAGCAATGGTTGATGAAGTGAAGGCTGGTATTAAATTCTATTGCTTTGGATACTTCGAGGACGTTGTGGCTAATGCAGATACACCTCGTATTCGATTTGTTGACAAGGTAGGGAGTAGTAAGCCTAATACGGCATTGCAAGTGCTTGGCCGTCACAAGTACTATAAAGCATCCTGGGCAGCAGATTACAATCTGCAGAATGACGTGATATATGATAGCCGCATCAGATACCTACGCATAATCGATCACTATGCGCATGATTGGTATAACCAGTTATCAAACTACGTTCCAGATACTTTTACAGACATGGCCCGTGATCCAAAGACGTACGGCGTCAAGGTTGCGATTATACCCATGTCCGTAATCGATGTATCTGTTTGGGGGCCAAATATTAATAATGGAGATAAAAAGTCACACACGGGGCGAGTGTGGCAAACGTTCAGATTTCACGACGAGAGTACTGTGTCGCTGAAATCGTATCAGTTCATTGATTGGAATACTGTCACCACGTATCCTGTAGGTTGCTCGGGTAAAACCACATCTCAGTATTTGGTAGTCGATGTGACCGGGTACGATAAACAAGGTACGATTCCATTCAATTAAGGGAGATGATAAGTAATGAATGTAAAGGATATAGACCTCAACATTGGCGAGGATTTCGGGATAGTTTACGCGGTCCAAGATGACAATGTGGATTTGACAGGGTTTAAGTCAGTATTCGCCATACGAAAGCGAGCAAGTGGTCCGCTTGTTATTAAAGTGCAAGGGGTAGCATCTGGGAAGATTGCGACATTCAATATTTCCGGAAAGGATACCCTAGAAATTAAGTCCTTTGGTGAGCATGTGTATGATGCTTTTGCATATAAGGAATCGGAGCCTAGCCGATATTACAAACTGGGTATGGGGGTAGTCAACATAATTCAGGATGTGGCCATGCATGATTAGAGGAGGAATGTATTATGCAAAACAAAGTGTTACCAGTAAGATTTGAAGGTCCAATTAAAGTAGAGGCGGAAGTAAAAGTAACCATGGTAGGCGATAATGGGAAAAGTGCTTATGAAATTGCTTTAGCACATGGATTCGTAGGAACCGAGGAGGAGTGGTTGGAATCCTTAAAAGCGAAGATGCCTAACTTATCAGGCGTTATGTCAGCACTTCAAGGTAAGAACATTCTTATTAATAGTGATACCCTTGAAGCAATATTAATTGCTATTGTCCATGCGTTGGCTGAACAGCCTTATGCACCACTTACCTTTAACGAACCAAGAAAAGGGGATACTGAAATTCGAGTATCCGGGCAAGATGGCTTTAAAGTTCGAGTGAGTGGCAGTACAGAAACTGTTGAAATTCAATCTGGAAGTGCAACTATTAGAATTCAGCCTTACGGTGCAGATGATATTTATCTTGAATATCTCAACTTAATCGATCATGTCATTGACACTGTTAAAATCAAAGGTCTTGTTGAATTCAATCTAGAGACGGCTACAGAAATTTTGCCTAAGCAATTTTATGGGCGTAGCGACTTGGAAGGCGAACTTACATGCCCGAACGTTGTTAAAGTTGGTGCATTAGCATTCGTCGGAACCGACCACAATATTATTAATTTGCCAAAGGCCACTGATATTGATAGGGATGCTTTCGCTAACAGTTCTCTTGCGGTAATCAATATCCCTGCATTTGTATGGGCGGGTGATAACCTTGATTTAAAATCTTATGATCTCATTAGGGTTAATAAAATGACCGTTAGCGAGGAATCTCACCCGCCGAGAGAAGTGATGATGCAGAAAATTTCATTAGAGGTCTACAATCCAGATCACACCAAGAAATGGAACCTTTACAGTGAAAAATGGGAGAAAGCGGAGGCCTAAATGGATGAAATTAGATTATTGCTAATGGACTTCGGCATCCCTGCCTACTTCGCTGACATTGGATTCTGGGTAACCCTGTTAGGGGTTATCTGGGCCGCCCTTCGGGGCTCGTTTCGTGCGCTGGTGGGGTGTTTTGAACACACCTCGCTCGTGCAGGG